TCGATCCCAAGCTAGCGCAGGAATGCACCGATCGCGGGGTTCAAGTGCTGCAAGCAGTCGAAGCAGGCGAGACGCTTCCGCGCCCTTACGCGAGCAGCGACTTCTACAAGTGCAAGTTCTGCGACTTTCAAGGTGAGTGCTGGGCGACTTAGCACGCCCCTTTTTTTGCAACGCGTTATTAACCCTATCTTTTAAGGTTTTGGAAATGCCTCAGATACTCGACTTCAACAACGCGCTGCGCGAAAAAGAGCTTGAAGCCTTCCTTGCCAACCCATCCGCGCCAGACCGCGACAAGGTTTTAAGCGGCCTCACCAACGCCTGCGAGCAATTCGTCGCTTGGCTGTTCCCTAACGCCATTGTCACCCCGCGTAACGCGCGCGTTGGTAACATTCACGGATCCCCCGGCACTTCGCTGGTGATCGAGACGCGCGGCTCCAAGCGCGGCGTGTGGGCGGACTTTGCCGACCCGACGCAAAAGGGCGGCAACCTTATTGACCTTTACATGGCCGCAAGAGGCTTGCCCTTTGCGCAGGCCTTGAACGAGTTGGCCGATTGGGTCGGTCACGGCTCGCGCCCCGAGGTCAATTATCAGCGCGAGCAAGCCGTCAGGAAGCTTAAGAAGGTCGAGCGCGACCTAGGCCCACAGAAGGGCGAATGGCACTATACCGACGCGGACGGCATGATTGTTGCCACGGTTTACCGCTTCGAGCCTGAGCCGGGACATAAAGAGTTCCTGCCGTGGGACGCCATCAAGCGCCGCTACGGTAATCCTGACATCAGGCCGCTTTACAATATCCCCGGCATCCTGAAGGCGCAAAGCGTTGTCATGTGCGAGGGCGAAAAGGCTGCGCAGGCGTTAATAGACCGGGGCATCGCTGCCACCTGCGTCATGGGCGGAAGCAACTCGCCACTGGATCGCACCGACTTTGCGCCGCTGACCGGCAAGAAGGTTACGATATGGCCGGACAATGACGAGCCGGGGCGCAAGTTCGGTGCGGCCATTGCTGGCGCTCTGCGCGGCATTGTTTCGGAATTGGATTTTATCGACCCGCCTGCGGACGCGCCGAAGGGCTGGGACGCGGCGGACGAGCAAGACCCGAGCGTGTATCTTGGCGCGCCCTCTAGCGCCGCAAAGCCCGTCTTGCCGTTTGTGTGGTTTCGCGATGCGCGCCCGAACCTTGAAGCAAACGACTTCGTGGAAGGGCTGCTTACTAGCGGCTCTATGAGCGTCATCTACGGCCCGTCCAACTGCGGCAAGACCTTCTTCGTCCTAGACTTAGCCTTACACGTGGCCTGGGGCCGCGAATGGCGCGGGAAGATCGTGGACAGGGGCGCGGTGGTCTATCTGTCGCTTGAAGGCGCGCAGGGCGTGCAGAACCGCATGAACGCCTTCCGGTCACACCATGATTGCGGCGATCTTCCTTTCGTCGCCATGCCAAAGCCCGTCAACCTACTAGACGACAAGGCTGACGTGGAAGCGGTGATCCAGCTTGTCGAATACATCGCACAAGAAACCGCGCTGCCCGTTCGCATGGTGATCGTGGACACTTTGAGCCGCGCGATGGCCGGGGGCAATGAAAACTCTTCCGAGGACATGACTGCCTTAATCGGCAACTGCGACCGCGTGCGACACGCTACCGGCGCGCACGTTTGCATCATTCACCACAGCGGCAAGGACGAAGCAAGGGGCGCACGCGGCCACTCTTCGCTGCGCGCCGCAACCGACACCGAGATTGAAATCAAGCGCGACCCAGAGGTTACGCGCTCGATTGTAAAGGTGGTCAAACAGCGCGACCTTGAGGCTGACGAACCGCTCGCCTTCACGCTTAAATCGGTCAACCTCGGCACCAACAAAAGAGGCAAGCCGGTCACCTCCTGCGTCGTCTTGGACACTGGCGAGGGTATCGCATTGGGCCGCTTCCAAGGCCTTTCCGGCAAGGAACGCGAGGCGCTTGAGGTGCTGTGCGAACTTACTGAAGCGCGCTCGATTGACCCTGAAACTGGCGAGATATCGCTTGTCCCGGTCGCCATTTGTTCCGGCGATTGGAAAGACGCGCTTGGGACAAGCGGGACAATCAGCCGGGACAATCTCGAAACCTCTCGACGCCAGTTCAATAGACTGCGCACGTCGCTGGAAAATAAGGGGAAAATAGCCATGACCACCACTCACGTTACGCTCGCCGGGACAAGCCGGGACAAAGCGGGACAATGAAAAACGGTAAGGTTGCGGGACTGGGACGGACGGGACAACACCCTTTAGGGTGTCCCGGTTGTCCCGCCCAACCCGCGCAAAGCAGAAAGGAGCCGACATGACTTCGCCAAACACCTTTAGCCTATCGGACACCCTCGCCGCCCGCGAGCTGGTCAAGACCATGCTGCCCCCGTCATTCCGCAAGGCAATCGACGCTGGCGAGCTTGACGGCTTCGGATTGTATCAGCGCGCCGAGGCCATGCTGATCCAGCGGCGGAAAGATGAGGAGGCAGTCGATGACTGACCGCATGGAAAAGATAATCGCAGCCGGTGAGGCGGATCACGAAGCCGTCCGCCTGCAAGAGCGCGCAAAGATCGTGGCATGGCTGCTGCAAGACGCGGCCAAACTCCAATCCGATATTGCAGACGGGTATTGGGACGGTGACGAATATTGGGGCGAGCGCATCGTCGAAACCATCATTGATTACGCCAACACCATTGAACGCGGCGACCACATGAAAGGTGCAGCATGACCCGAGCCAAGCGTAAAGCCCGCAAGCCAATCGCCGCCGAGCCAATGGACTTGCCGACCCCTGAGCAGCTTAAGACCGGCGACTACATCCGCGAGTTCGTCACCGACGCTGAGAGCAATACCAAGGCGATGGCACATCGCTGTGTGCGTGACCCCGTGCTGCGCTGGGAACGTGAACGGCGCATCACCGATATGCAGGCCAGCACGATCCGCCGGATGCAAGGGCTTTGGCAGGCTGTTTACGGGTCACAGAAGCTAACAGGGCGCTACGGCGAGCCCGTGCCAGCATCAACGGGCGACGATGGCTTAGGGCGCGTCCTGGAGCATCGTGACGATCTGCGGCGGATCGAAGGCTACTTCGCTGGTGTGCAAGGCTGGTATAGCGTGTTTGAACGGGTCTGTCGGTTTGGGTTTACAGGCCCGCAGGCTTGCGTCACCGATAGCGTGAGCGAACGGGCGGCAAGGGATCGTGCGCTGGTGATTGTGCAGTTCGTGGCCGATTTTATCGCGGCGAAAGAAAAATGGTGAGGTGTGCATTTTCTTGTTGACCTAGCGGGCCAATGGCCCTTATAAGGGTGACACAGCAACGGGGCACTGCCCCACCAGATAAGGGAAAATCAAGATGGCAAATTCAAAGTTCCGCGCAGGCGAAGGCACTTACAAGTGCGAGTGCTGCCGCCGCATGACCCGCGACACGATAAACTCGGATGGTCGCTATTGCGCGCAGTGCGAAGAATTGCTCATGCTGCAAAACGCGCACTGGGACGGTTGCTATGATGTGGGAGAGGATGCGCCGCAGGACGCCATGCGCGACAAGTGGATTGCGACCATCGGAAAGCGCGGCGGCGATGTTGAGAATGTAAAGCGCCAGTGCCGGGACATTTTTCCGACATGACCCCCGCCACCTTCAAAGCCATACGCCAGCGGGCCGGACTAACGCAGTCTGGCCTTGCTGCGTTGCTACGCATATCGGACGGGCGCGCAATCCGGCGATGGGAAACTGGCGAGCGTGAGATTAGCGGGCCTGTCACACTGCTAATGGAGATGATAGACGCGGGCAAATTAAAGGCTTGACGCATTCGGCCCGTTAGTGTATGGCATTTGTGAATATCTAGAGCCGCGCCCGGATTTATGTCTGCGGCGCGGTTTTCGCGTTAGGGGCTACGGCTCCTGCCCCTCGACAGCCGAGCGAGTAATGCACAGCGGCAGTTCGTAGCGGGCAAACACACGGAGGCCAGTCAATGCGCCTCACCGCAATCTGCCTCTGCATAGCAACAGCCCTATTTCTGGTTGGCAGTCTTGCAGGCATAGCGGTTCTGATGATCGGCGCAGGCATTGGTAAGCTGTGGCGGTAAGGCGCAATCCGCACGTTGTCGCGGCAAGGCAAGCACCAGCTAAGGCAATACCAGACGCCAGGCACAAGAAGCGCAGCAAGGCCGAACGAAAACGCGATGCACTACGGGATGAGCGCGATGGACGATGATCTGTTCGATCCTGACTGTGCAATTCGCGTGGAAGCGTTGCACGCTGCAATCTGGCGGCTAAATACTAACGGTGAAAGTTCAGTAGCACTTGATAGCCTGCTAGGTGATGCAAACGCTATCCTGCACTTCCTGACCGATGGCGAGGGCGTCGAGTTTAGTGGGCCTGAAAGCCTGCGCAAGTTTGTGAGGGGCGAGTGATGGGCCGCCCTAGCGATTACACGCAGGCCACAGCCGACGAGATTTGCGAGCGCCTGTCTGAAGGCGAAAGTCTCAGGGCAATCTGCCTTGACGACAATATGCCGCACAAAGCTACCGTGTTTCGCTGGTTGGCTGCAAACGAAGAGTTCCGCGACCAATACGCACGCGCGCGGGAAGCGCAGGCCGACGTTCTGGTTGATGAAATGATCTACATCGCAGACGGAAAGCATGGCGGTGAGGACGTTCAGCGCGACCGGCTTTCGGTTGATGCGCGCAAGTGGGCCGCCTCGAAGCTGAAGCCCAAGACTTATGGCGACAAGGTAAAGCACGTTGGCGGAGACGAAGGTGACAACCCTATCGCCTTCACTGGCTTCAAGCGCCAGTTCATCGACTGACGTTATCCGCACGCCTCGCAAGCTGGCCCCGTTGCTGCGGCCTGCGCGCTACAAGGGGCTGCATGGTGGGCGCGGTTCGGGCAAGTCGCACTTCTTTGCTGAGTTGCTGGTTGAAGAGGCGACGATCCGTTCGGGCTTTCGGGCTGTTTGTGTGCGCGAGGTGCAAAAGTCGCTTAAGCAGTCGGTCAAGCTGCTGGTTGAGGACAAGATACGCAGCATGGGCGTTGCGCACCTGTTCGAGGTTCTAGAGGCCGAGATACGCACGCCAGGCGGCGGGGTTATCATCTTTCAGGGGATGCAGAACCACACTGCGGACAGCATCAAGTCGCTTGAAGGCTTCGACATCGCATGGTGCGAGGAGGCGCAAAGCCTAAGCCAACGCTCGCTTGACCTGTTACGCCCGACAATCCGTAAGGCTGGCAGCGAATTGTGGTTCAGTTGGAACCCGAACGCGCCGGATGATCCAGTTGACAGCCTGTTGCGCGGTGACCAGCCTCCGACCGATGCTGTGGTTTTAGAGATTAACTGGAACGACAATCCTTGGTTGCCTGATGAATTGCGGCAGGAGCAAGAGGACGACAAGCGCCGCGACCCGGACAAGTGGGCGCACGTTTGGGGCGGTCATTATTCGCTGAACAGCGAAGCGCGGGTTTTCCGCAATTGGACGATTGAAGAGTTCGACACGCCTAGCGATGCGATCCACCGCTTCGGCGCGGATTGGGGCTTTGCGGTTGACCCGACTGTGTTGGTTCGCTCCCATGTGCAGGGCCGCAAACTGTTTGTTGACCAGGAGGCTTGGCAGGTTGGTTGCGAGATTGACCACCTGCCTAAGCTGTTCGACACTATCGAGGGCAGTCGCAAGTTTCTGATCCGAGCGGACAGCGCACGGCCTGAAACTGTCAGCTATATGGTGCGGCAGGGGTTCAAGATCATCCCGGCCATCAAGGGGCCGGGTTCGATAGAGGACGGCGTGGAGTTCCTGCGCAGCTTTGACATTGTGGTGCATCCGCGCTGCGCCAAGGTCATTAACGAATTGACGCTTTACGCATACAAGGTTGACGAACACACGGGCGACATTCTGCCGGTGCTGGACGACAAGAACAACCACACCATCGACGCGCTGCGCTACGCTTTGGAAGAGCTGCGCAAGTCTGGTTACAAACCGGCGGCGCAAACAAACGAACACACGTGGAACGGGCCGCACCGCCCGTCTTGGCGCAAACCTAGAGAGGACGGATCGTGGAGGACTATTTGAAGCATGTCCGTCATGGCCACACTCGGGGCGCTCGGGGGGCTACAGTGCGCACGCCCACATATAACAGTTGGCGCGCAATGGTGTCCCGCTGCACATGTGAGACTGACACAGCTTACCCTAACTATGGCGGCAAAGGGGTGACAGTGTGTGACCGCTGGCGCACCTTTGCCAATTTCATTGAGGACATGGGCGAGCGACCGCACGGCAAGACGCTTGACCGGATTGATAACACTAAGGGCTATTCGCCTGAAAACTGCCGCTGGGCTGGTCTTAAGGCGCAAAGCAGAAACCGGTCTACCACTCGCGTTTTCCTAGTGGAGGGCCTCTCAAAAACTGTTGGCGAATGGTCGCGCGCCCTTGGCTGCAACGTCAAGACACTTGAAAACCGCCTTTATCGCCGTGGCGAGGAAAGCCTAAAGGCGTGGATTGCCGAGAGATTGGTGGTGGCTAATGGATAATTCCGTGACAGCCTCTCAGGACAGCCTCACCCAATACAAGCGTTATTTTGAGGACGCGCGGGACGCTAACGACAAACAGCGTTCGGAAGCCCTGATCGACCGCGACTATTTCGACGGCTATCAATGGACGGAAGAAGAGCGCCGTATCCTTGCCGAGCGCAAACAGCCGCCGCTTTACTTTAACGAGGTAAAGGTTGCCATTCGTGGGCTAATCGGCGTTTGGGAGCAGGGTGAGACTGACCCGCGTGCATGGCCGCGCAACCCCGATGACGAACAGGCTGCGGACGTTGCGACCAAGGTTCTGCGGTATATTAAAGACCAGACCGAATGGACTGACAAGCGCACCTATTGCGCGCTCAACTACTTCGTGGAAGGCACGACGGCGGTTATCGTCGGAGCCGATCCTGAGACGGGTCGCCCGACTGTTGAGCAGATCAAATACGAGGAGTTCTTTCACGACCCGCGCTCGCGTGCATTGGACTTTAGCGATGCGCGTTTCATGGGCATTGGCAAGTGGATGTTCGCCGAGGATGCGGCGGCGATGTATCCTGAACAGCGGGACGACATTCTGGCATCGCTTGATGCAGGCACCACGATGGGCGTTGCCGGTGACACGTTCGAGGACAGGCCATCGGGCGAGCATCTTTCAACGGATTGGCTGGACGGCAAGCTTCGGCGTGTGTTCGTGGCTGAAATGTATCACCGCGAGGGCGGTCAATGGATGCGTTGCGTCTTTTGGGGGCGCGGTGTTCTTGAGGCTGGCCCGTCGCCTTACGTTGACAAGAACGGCAAGCCTTCGTGCGCGATCAAGGCGCGCTCATGCTACATTGACCGCGACAACCGCCGCTATAGCGAGGTGCGTGACCTTCGCAGCCCGCAGGACGCAATCAACAAGCGCGAGAGCAAGTTGCTGCATCTGGTGAACAACCGCCAGATACAGGCGAATGACGTTAGTATGGCGATGGCGGTTAATCCCGACGAGGCCCGCCGCGAAGCCGCACGGCCTGATGGTGTTATTCCTCCAGGCTATCAGATCGTCACCACGGGAGACATGGCGACCGGGCAGGCGTTGCTTTTGGATAGCGCCCGCAACTTCATCCAGCGCATTGGGCAAAACCCCGGCGTGCTGGCGGCGCAGTCTGCATCATCGAGTGGTCGCGCGCAGATCGCCCGCCAACAGGCTGGCATGACCGATAGCGCAATGACGCTTAACGGCCTGCGCAAGTTTGAACACGCGGTATATTCGGCTTGCTGGGATCGTGCGCGCCAGTTTTGGAAGCAGCCCGATTGGATCAGGGTAACGGACGACGAACAGGCTGCGCAATTCGTGGGCATCAATCAGCCCATCCAAGGCCCAGCGCAGGTGATGCTTGACCCGGCGACGGGAATGCCCACGATCATGCGTCCGGTGCTGGGTTACGATAACCCGATTGCCGAGCTTGACGTTGACATCACGATTGACAGCGTGCCGAACACGGCGACCCTTGCGATGGAGCAATTCGAGACGCTGGCGCAGTTGGTGCAGTCTGGCGTTGCTATCCCGCCGCAAGCTTTGATTATGGCCTCGTCGCTGCCTGAAAAGCAGAAGATCATGGAGATGATGCAGCCTGCCGAGCCTGACCCGATGATGCAGATGCAGCAACAGCTTGCGGTGCGCGGGGCGGTTGCCGAGGTGAGCAAGTCTGAGGCCGAGGTCGAGAATACACAAGCCGACACGCAATTGAAGCTGGCCAAGGCTGGCGAGGCGGCAATCAAACCGCAACTGTCCGCGCTTGAAGCCGGGGCGCGTCTTGGCGGCTTCGCTTGAAGCCTACGCCAACGGGCTAAGGAACGAATTTCTGATTTTGGACAACCTGCCGCGTGAGTGGCGCGCGTTAGTCCACGAGTTCGGCAGCAATAACACGGTAAAGCTGTTTCGTGCGGGCTTCGGCCCTGCGGACGCTAAAGCCATGCTTGCTGCTCAAAGGTGCCGCCGACCTTAATCGGGCGCTTTCGTTAGTGCTGAACGCATCAGCCGACCCGCCGCCGGGGTTCGGGCGCATCGCCATGCCAGCGTAAGGGCAAACCACATGACTGACGAAGATATTTTCGGAGAAGCACCGATTGCCGAGGAACAGGTTGAGGCCACGCCGGAAACGGTAACGCCTGAGCCTGAAGCGGAACAGCCTGCGGAAACCCCCGCAGAGCCGCCTGTCGCTACGCCTGAGCCTGCCAAGCCTGAACCGGGACACGTCCCGATCAGCGCGATGCTGGATGAGCGCGAGCGCCGCCAAAAGCTGGAGGCCGAGCTTGCACGCTTTCAAGCGCAGCAAACCCCGCCCGAGCCGCTCGATGTTTATGACCCTGAGCAAATGGCTGCATTTCAGCAGCAACAGGTCATCAACACGAAGCTTGATATCTCCGAGGATATGACCCGCGACAAGTTCGGCGACGAATTGGTTGACCAAGCCCGTGATTGGGCCTTGCAGCGGTTTAATGCCAACCCGACCTATCAGGCCGAGGTGCTACGTCAGCGCAACCCGTGGAAGTATGTTGTTGAGCAATACCAGCGCGATCAGATCGCGTCACAGGTTAGCCTTGATGACTTCCAGCAATTCCAAGCGTGGAAGGCCGCACAAGGCCAACTCGCGCAGCAAACCGCCGCACCTTTAGCGGCTGATCCCCCTTCCGTTCAACCTCCCCGCTCATTGGCGAGCGCGCCGTCTGCTGGTTCTTCCACGCAGCCGAAGCCTGACCCTGTGACGGAAAAGCTGAACGCCATGTTTTAAGGTATAGACAATGGCTGATTTTACCCTCGCAACCGCTTCGCAGCGGAAAGAATGGTCGAACAAGGCGCACATGGAATACGTGCGCCGCTCGCGTTTCGCCAAGTTCATCAACAACAGCACCAACGCAATCTTTCAGGGTTACACCGACCTTGAGAAGCGCGCTGGTGATACTCTGAATATCCCGCTGTTCTACAAGCTGGGCGGCGCTCCGGTGACCGGGGAAACCCCGATTGTCGGTAACGAAACCCCGCTGGACAACTTCAACTGCGGCGTTCCTGTTGCCCTGCGCGGCAAGGGCGTTGCCATTACCAAGAACCAGTCGTTCCGCACTGAGATGGACGTGATGAACGCGGCCAAGGAAAGCCTCACCCGTTATTTCGGTGAGCTTCTGCGGGATGACATCATCGAAGCCCTTGGCTCGGTTGTTACCACTGGCGACACGACCGTCAACTACGGCGCGGCGACGACTGCCAACCGTAACGCCTACTCGGCTGCTAACCAAGATCGTCTGTTCTTCGGCACTGTCGCCGGTTACAGCGCGACTTGGGCAACCGCGCTTGGCAACGTGGATGCAGGCGAAACCTGCACCGCTGCGCGCATGAGCGTGGTCAAGCGTCTGGCACTTGCCGCTTCGCCTGCGATCAACCCCTACCAGGTCAATGACGACATGGGGCAGGAGTATTTTATCGCGTTCCACGGCTCGCGCACTTTCCGCGATCTGACTAACGACTCGGCGGTTCTCAATGCCAACCGTGAAGCCCGCGCCCGTGAAGGCAATGGGATGGACAGCAACCCGATTTTCCAGTCGGGCGACATCATCTATGATGGTGTTATCCATCGCGAAGTGCCGGAAATTGACGCTTGGGCGGCTGCCAACGGCCTTAACACTGCTGGCGGTTCGTCGGCTCCGATCCGCCCGGTTTACCTGTGCGGCACGCAGTCGGTGTTTATCGCTTACTCGCAGCGTCCGCAGGCTGGCACGGAAAAGTCGGACATTCCGACCCTGAACCGTCGCATGACTGTCGGCATGGACGAAATCATTGGCGTCAAGAAGGCTGCTTTCAACGGCAAGGCTCACGGCGTTGTGACTGCGTTCTTCGGCGCTGCGGCTGACGCTTAACCTTTTGGGGCGGGCTGTAATGGCTCGCCCCTTTCCATTCTGGAGTATTTCCAATGCCTGCTTCTAACTCTACTCAGTCGCGGCTTGCCGCACCGGGCCACGGCTTCGGTGGTAACGTCAAGGTATCGTATGGCGAAGTCGCCTTTACCGGCACCATTACTACTGCGGACTCCGCCGCCATGTTCAACTTGCCCGTGGGCGCTATTGTGCTTCATGCCACGATTGAGGCTGATGACCTCGACACGGGTGGCTCGCCGACCATTACCCTTAATCTGGGCGATGCTGGTGATGCTGACCGTTACTTCGCGGCTTCGACCGTGGCGCAGGCTGGCACTCAGTCCAGCGCATCGGCTGTAGCCGGGATGTTCTTCACGGTGACTGAAGGCAACACGGCAGTTCGGCTTGCTGTAGCGGCCAACGCGGCCACTTCGGCTGCGGGTTCGGTTCGCGCTGCGATCCTCTACTACTTGCCCTAATCCGAGCGGGGCGGGCTTCGGCTCGCCCCCCAAAGGCGCGGCCATGCTGTTTCGCTTTATTGGCCAAGACACGCATGGCCGCACCGCCATAAACGCAGGCGCTGTCGCTCCGGTTTGTGAACACCAGTAGAAAGAATTTCGACATGCCCAACGCGATTTACCCTAAATATAAAGAGGCGCTGCTTGACGGCTTGGCCAACATCGACGTGAATGACGGCACGGTGAGGGTCGCACTGGTTGACACCGGCACCTACACCTATTCCGCCGCGCATGAGTTCCTGACCAGCCTGAGCGGCGTTGTGGGGACTGCGCAGACGATTGGTGCCACGACTGTCACCAACGGCGTGTTTGACGGCGACAACGTGACCTACACGGCAGTGAGCGGCGCGACGGTTGAGGCGCTTGTGATCTACATTGACACAGGCACCGCTGGCACCTCGCGGCTTGTCGCTTTCATCGACACTGGCGTTACCGGATTGCCGGTTACCCCCAACGGCGGCGACATCACAATCACATGGAATGCGTCCGGTATTTTCGCGCTGTAAGGAGTAAATCATGGCTGATAACGTAGGCTATACAGCGGGAACGGGGACGCAAATTGCGACCCGCGAAGTCCCCTATTCCGGTGACACGGCCAATATGCAGGTTGTGGCTCTGGCAACCGTAACCGGGCCGAATGACGGGAAGACTGCAACGGACGTTACCGAAGGCACGCCGCTTCCGGTGGCTGTCTATGGCGAACTGATCGAAGCTATCGAGTCCATGCGGATGGCGGTGAACGCGCTTACGAAAACCATCGGCTACGCGCTGCCGAACGCTCAGGGCTTTCCGATCATGGAAGTGCGGCAGGCGACGGCGGCGAACTTGGCCGTTTCTGTTAGCAACGCAACAATCCAATCCGGCACCCTGACAACGCTCACGAACCAATCGCAGATCGGGGGCTTTGCGGCCAACGACCAAATCCCCGCTCTTATGCACCTTCAGGCGGACAATTTCCGCCGCAACATCGTGGTGACCTGACATGCCGACGACCAACGGAAATCGCAAACTGCTCGACCTCAAGCGTTGGGAGTTTTGCGCGCCATCACCGCACGTTTCGGCGGCGGGTTCGTTTATCGTATCCTCGCGGCACTTCCGCCAGCAGCAGATGTTCGTCGTCAGCAACTCGGTTGCGGCGATCTACAACCCGAGTGAGGATGGCTGGATCAACATCCCCACCCCCGGCCTTGCTGGCACGTTCGGCGCGGGCGCAAGCGGGACTGCGGGCGGGTGGTCAACCGGCTCGACCGTTGGTGCAGGTTCGCTCACCGCTACCGCTGGCACCGTTTCCTCAATCACGACGAACCAAAACCTTCAGCGCGATCTGCGCGGTTACAAGATCCACATTCTTTCCGGCCCGAACAATGGCGCGGTGCTGGACATCGTGCGCAACACGACTGGCGCAAGCTCGGTTATCACGGTGGCCACGCAAGGCACTGCCTTCAGCGCATCGACGGTCTATCGCCTGCTGACCCCGCGCTACTATGTGCTGGGCGCAGGCACGTTGGCCGCAGCCAGCTTCCGCGTCTATGATTACGCCACGAACACTTGGACGACGCTTTCGCAAACCGGCTTGCCTGCAACGCTTGCGACTGACGGCAAGCTGATCGCCACCCCTTCGATTGTCGATGGCGACTTCAAGACGTTTGCCACCGGCACCGCGACCAGCGCCACCGGCACGACGCTGGTCAACAGCGCCAAGACTTGGACGGCCTCGCAGTGGATCAACTCGCAGGTTCGCATCACGGGCGGAACCGGCGCGGGCCAAATCCGCACCATCACCGCGAACACCGCCGACACGCTGACCGTCGCGACTTGGACTACCAACCCCGACGCAACCTCGACCTATGTCATCGAGGGGAACGACAACTTTCTCTATTACATGGGCAACAACGCGGTCACGCTGTTCCGCTACGACATCACCGCGAACACATGGTCGACGCTCTCTCCGGTTGCCGCTCGCGGCGCTGCGCCTTCGACCGGCATGTCGGGCCACTGGGTGCATTCGGCTACCGAAGCGGACTGGACAAACGAAAGCGCGATCCAGAACGGGCGCTTCATCTACTCTTTCCGTGGCGGCGCAGGCGCGCTGCTGGATCGCTATGACATCGCGGCCAACACTTGGGCAGCGATCCCTTACGGCCCTGCGACCGAGACGTTCACCACTGGCACCAAGTATGCTCTGCACGGCGGCACGCTCTACATTCAAAAGGAAGTGACGGGCCGCTGGTTCGCCTTCGACTTCGCGCGCTCTGAAATGTTCCCGTGGGGGACGATGCTTTACCCGCAGGGCGCGGCGGTGCTGGGCGACACGGCTTTCGACGCGATCTACAAGGATGGCGCGACCGAAATCTACTACGTCTACATGCTGCTCAACACGTCCAACATCCTCCTGCGGCAAATGGTGATCTGATGGACATCCCCGAACTCATCGCAATGTGTGAGCGGCGGCTTGCGCATCTGCACTCTCTGCGCGGTTCGGCTGTTGCGCTTGGGGACGTTCCCCAAGTTGCGCAGATCGACGCCGCTATGACTGTGACCCAGACAACGCTGAACCAACTCCGCACCTTGGAGGGCTAAGCCATGTTGCTAACGCTGCTCTCGCAGCAGGGCGCGGCTGGTTCGGTTACTGTCCAGCACCTGATCGTCGCTGGCGGTGGCGGCGGTGGCGCTGGTGTTTTCTCGCGCGTTGGTGGCGGCGGCGGTGCAGGTGGCTTACTCACCGGCACATCATCCATCACGGCGACAGGTTCTTACACCGTCACGGTCGGTGCTGGCGGGACAGGCGGTGTCGCTGGATACCTCAACGCCAACCGAGGCGTTAGTGGCGGGAACTCGTCGTTCAACGGCATCACTGCCACGGGCGGCGGCGGCGGGGGTGCGGGCGCAAGCGGTGGCAATGAAGGGGGCCTCGCGGGGGGCTCGGGCGGTGGGGGCTCTAGCGAAAATGGCGAGATCAATCCCGGCGGTTCCGGCACATCCGGGCAAGGTAACGCGGGCGGCGATCTTGGCACTGGGAATGAGTTCTTCACCGCAGGAGGAGGGGGCGGCGCGGGGGCGGTTGGCGGCAACGGTATCCCTGGAACCATTGCGCCTCTCGGCGGTGACGGCGGCGCGGGCGTTAGTTCAAGCATTACGGGTTCGGCTGTTACCTATGCAGGCGGCGGGGGCGCTGCTCGTGAGGGTGTAGGCCAAGCAGGCGGCGGCG